TTATCGAAGATTGTATTACCCATAAATATTGTTCGAGGATCCTATGTATTCAACCACCGTTTACTTATACCAGCAAATTACCAAAGTCTTGTTAGTTGACACCAGTGGTGGATATTTCACAGCGAGGTACGACCCAGTGTATGCAAAACAATTAACTGTAAACAAAGGTGTAGATAATGTTCTACTCTTTGAATTTATCAATCAAGAACAGAAACCGGTAAACATCACTGGTTCTGCATTTGTGTTTCGTTTGATGAGTCAAAACGGAGACAGAGTACTGGTGGAAAAAGACATGACAAGTCTTAGCAATTCACTAGGGCGAGTAAAAGTGGTACTAAACATCGAAGACACCATTAATCTGGTTGCACAACCTGCCAGCTACTCAATACAGCGCACTTCTGGTGATTACATACAAGCAGTGTATGTAGACGCCAACAGCCAAGCACGTGGTGATTGCAACATTGTGGATTCTATATTGCCACAATTTGTGCCCAGTCATGAACTTAGTATACCCACAATTTATGGCAAAGCTCAACAACTAACACCTGGACCGACCAACTATCCCGACTGGGCGCTTACACCTCCTCCAGTAAATACCACGCAACTTACCGAATTCTACAGCAGTTTTATTGACACATCTCATCAGAGTTTGACCACGGTCAAAATGGATCTGGATCACTTTACAGGCACTGTAAAATTTCAGGCTGCACAAGATTATGAATCCATCTGGTACAACGTAACTGATAGCTATACTTTTTATGATGAAACTTCTACACAATATTTCAACGTGGTAGGATTTTATCCACTGATTCGAGCAGCTTTCAACAACAGCCAGGGATTTGGTGGGCAAGCATCAGCACAAGTTTCACCTACAGGCGTGGTCACAGGAATCAGTTTGAGCAATGCTGGTAAAAATTATGTAGCTGCGCCCAAAGTTCAAATTTTAGGAAATGGATCAGGTGCCGAAGCAATTGCAACCATTGGAGCCGACGGACAAATTGCAACCATTGTAGTGACCAATGGCGGTTCAGGTTACTTGCCAATTCAATACCAAGGCACACAACAGGCCACGGTAATGATCACCACTGGATATATTGACAATCTCCAATATCGTTGATTTAGCATCGCTGATCTGCTATACTGTATAGATGCTTGACATCCTTGCGTATCTACCTGCAAAAAGAAAACCCACGCCATCAGGTTGGTTGAGTTTCAATGCGGTCTGTTGCCAACACAATGGCAGCACTAGAGACACAAGAGGGCGAGCCGGACTCAAAGCCACCGAGGCAGGATGGAGTTATCACTGTTTCAATTGCAGTTACACAGCCAGTTTTATCATGGGGCGTACCCTAAGCGTGAAAGCTCGCAGACTACTGGCATGGATGGGTGTGCCAGACAATGAAATTGAGATGCTTAATTTGGAAAGTCTGCGGCATCGTAGCATACATGGCATACTAGAAGATAGACAGCAGGCCTGGAACCAATTGGCTGGTATTGCATTTGAAGAACGGGACTTGCCACCACATGCTGAGTTGTTGATGCCCGAACATGGACCATATTGGGAATATGTACGTAACAGACATGTGCCCGAAGACTTTCCTGCTATGGTACAGATAGAGAATGATGGTGTTCATTGGACACGCCCGCATGTGGTCATACCATTCACATACGAAAACAAAATTGTAGGTTACACCTGCAGATTTTTAGACAACAAACAACCCAAGTTTATTTCAGACAGCCAGCCGGGTTATGTGTTTGGAACGGACTTACAGCATAAAAATTGGACCAATGTGATAGTAACAGAAGGCATATTTGATGCACTGTCAATTGGTGGTGTGGCAGTCATGCACAACACAGTGAGTGACGCCCAGGCTCGACTGATACGCAACCTAGGCCGAGACATAACTGTGGTACCCGATCAAGATCTAGCAGGTGTAGAACTGATTGATCGTGCTGTGGAACTGGGATGGGCAGTAAGTATGCCCGACTGGCCAGAAGGCTGTAAAGATGTCAACGATGCTGTGATTGCGCTAGGACGGCTAGGCACATTGCTAACTATAATGGCAGCCAGAGAAACTAGTCGAATCAAGATAGAAATAAGGAAAAAACAGATTGTTAAAAAAATACAATAAACTTTGGGTTTTTGGTGATAGCCATAGCACTCCAGGAGTTTGTGTTTCTCCTCAACAAAGTTTTTGGGGGTTAACTGCTTCTGCATTACAAGTTAACACAGTGATTAATTGCAGTAGACCTAAAATAAGTTTTGATAGCGTGTGTCAAATGTTAGTAGGTGAGCAACAACAATACGACTTTAATCAAGATTTTTTTATTATGGGGCTACCTCCATTGGAACGAATTACCGTGTTTGACAATCACAAAGACACTGCATTGGTACGTTCTATGTTTGATACAACAACATGGCAGGCAGAAACTAGCAATGTTATAAGCCATCACGGTTTAGTGAATTACCAATATAGAGAACTTGATAAATTATCAGTGCTAATTAGTGATCGTAGTTGGATTGAGACTCAAGTCTTGCGGCAAATATTTTTGATCACACAGTGGCTTGACTCGCAAAAAGCTAACTATATTATTGTAAATCTTAGTAAAAATTTAGATCCAAATAATCACTGGGGACCAAGCCAATACATATTAGATTATTGTGTGAATCACCCTAGATGTAAATTATTTGATGGTTCTATATATGATGTTAATTTGAATATCAACAAGCCGGCAGATTACGATAGCTATAGTTGGTCTGGACACCATGGTCCTGTGGGTAATCGACATTTTTTTGAAACCAGCATAAAGGATAGACTTTGTTAAAAGAATACGGACTTGATGTCCAACGCCTATTTCTAGAAATGATGTTGGAGGACGCACAGAGCTATGTGCGTGTGCAAAACATCTACAACCCGCAGAACTTTGACAAGAGTTTGAGACCTGCGGCTGAGTTCATTAAAGAACATTCTGACAAGCACAAGACCCTGCCAGACCGCACACAGATTTCGGCCACCACTGGCGTTAAACTGCAATCAGTGCCGGACCTGAACGAAGGTCACTTTGACTGGTTCATGGGCGAGTTTGAAGCATTTACTCGGCGCCAAGAACTGGAGCGAGCTATTTTGAAAGCCGCAGACTTGTTGGAAAAAGGCGAGTATGATCCTGTTGAAAAGCTGATCAAAGACGCAGTACAGATATCACTTACTAAGGACATGGGTACAGACTACTTTGCTGATCCCAAAGCCCGCATTGAGAAATACTTCAACTCAGGCGGACAAGTAAGCACAGGTTGGACACAATTGGATAGATTGTTGTATGGTGGATTCAGTCGTGGTGAACTCAATATCTTTGCAGGGGGATCAGGGTCAGGCAAGTCACTGGTCATGATGAACATTGCACTGAATTGGCTACAGCAAGGACTCAGTGGTGTGTACATCACACTAGAACTTTCAGAAGAGCTAACGTCATTGCGTACTGATGCTATGTTAACAAACATGTCAACAAAAGACATTCGCAAGGACATAGACACCACAGAGCTCAAGGTCAAGCTGGTGTCTAAAAAGTCGGGAAACTATCAGGTCAAGGGCTTGCCGGCACAATCAAACATCAATGACATTCGTGCGTATTTGAAAGAGTATCAAATTCAAACAGGCAAGCGAGTGGACTTTGTGATGATTGACTACTTGGACTTGCTGATGCCTGTGAGTGCCAAGGTCAGTCCCAATGACTTGTTTGTGAAAGACAAGTATGTTTCGGAAGAACTCCGTAATTTAGCCAAAGAGCTAGGAATCCTAATGGTAACTGCATCGCAGTTAAACAGATCCGCTGTGGAAGAAATTGAATTTGACCACAGCCACATATCAGGTGGCATCTCTAAAATTAACACAGCAGATAATGTGTTTGGTATCTTTACAAGTCGTGCAATGAAAGAGCGCGGCAAGTATCAGATCCAGTGTATGAAGTCTCGAAGCTCGACCGGCGTTGGTCAAAAGATTGATTTGGAGTACAACATTGAAACCATGCGTATTACTGACGAAGGCGGGGATGACAACGAAAACGGGTTCAGCAAAAAGCCCAGTACAAGTATCATGGACTCGATCAAAGCAAAAAGCCAGGTTAGTGCAGCCGCAGACGACGCTAAGTCTGTACCGTGGGAACGACCACAGGCTAAAGAAGGATTTGATTTAGAAACACCCAAAGTCACAGCAGACGTGCAAAGTGCAAAACTCAAGCAGTTGTTGGGCAAAATCAAAACGTCATGACCGACATTTTTTGCCCAATGATTCATGGCGGATTAAATGTCAATCTAAAAGCCAATAGTAAGTTAGGATACAACCAATGTTGTCTCAGTACCACCCCGTTGACGTTTGTTAAGAAAGATAGTATCGACTGGATTGGCAAAGACTTTGTGGAAATTCGGCAAACTAACAATAGCAACCAATGGTTGCCTGGATGTTGGCAATGCGAAACATTAGAAAAAGTAGGGGTAAAAAGTTTTAGAGAAGCAATGATTGACAAATTTGGATCTGATCAAAATCTGTCAGGCCCACAACGCATTGATCTATTGTTTGACCGCAGTTGCAATTTGGCATGTAGAACATGCAGTCCTAGCTCAAGTACTTTTTGGGAAAAACATCTTAAAGACAATAACTTGCTAACAATGGAACTTCCACCAACTGACAATGTGTCTAGGATACACTCAATTCTTAAAAATCTAAATCTAGAAAATCTTGGGATGGTCCAATTTTGTGGCGGCGAAACATTACTAGGTAACAACTATTGGCAAACTGCCCAACTGTTGACAGAACTAATACCAAACTCAAAAACTCAATTAGAATTAGGATTTCAAACCAATGGAACTCAATTAATTGATCCCAAATGGTTTAAAGTAATTGAAAAGTTCAAAATAGTTAAACTTTTGATCAGCTTAGATGGTGTAGGCGAACGGTTTGAATATCTTAGATGGCCTGCCAGTTGGAATCAAGTGACAGATAATATCTTGAACTTAAAAGAAACATTACCTAGCAACGTAATGTTTTTCATACAAGAATGTACAAGTTGTCTAAACTTGTATTATTACAACGAAGTTCATGATTGGGCAAACAGTAACTTTGTCACAAATAGAGAAGGCGATGCCATTGGATATACCACTCAACTAGCGGTACATCCGTATCTTAACGTATCAAACATCACACAAGAATATGTTGACGCTATTGCTCACACGCCAATGATAAATGTGATTGGGCGTAACTGGAAAGAAAATCCTACCAAAATAAAAATGTTTTTAACAGAAACAGAAAAATTTGATAAGTTTCGAGGACAGAATTGGAAAAAAACTTTTCCAGAAGTTGCTGAATTTTACCGCCGTTACTTGTGATTAAGCGTTTACCGCTTTGATAACAGCAAAGTTTAACACAATGGCTTCACCAAGTGGTCCAGCGTTCATGTTTCCAACTGAAATTCTACACGACCCGGCTGCCACAGCGTCTACTTGAACGTTATACGCACCAGCAGTTGCGCCAGAAGAAACACAAACATACACTACGTCGGTGGCAGCAATCACACTGTTGGTCAATGTAAAGCTGACTTCGGCAGCCGCAGACAATGCAGCATTGTTCATGGTAATTTGTCCACAGCGTTTGTTGAGTGTTACACCAGTTGATTTATTGGTGGCCTGTGTTACAGTGCCGCCGGTGCCGGTGCTGTATCCCACAGCAGATCCTGCGCTGCCTAGCAATGGGCGATTTAGATCGTAAACAGTCACAGTAGTACCGCCATCTGTGGTTGTGAATTGAAATTGATAAGTTCCAGTGGCGTCAAATGTAATTACATTTGAACTAATACCTTGAATGCCAATGATACCCAGAGTCACAGCAGCCGGCAATGTAACAGTGTAAGCTGTGTTGGTAATGTTAATGGCCAGCTGTACTATACCAGCACTGCCGCTGGTTGGAAAATTGCTAAAGTTTAAACTGATACTGCCAGTTGTGCTGACGTATTGATATTGTCCTGCAGAATAGTCCACATTGACTGAACCAGAAGTTGTGGTAATTGGCACATAGGTGTAGCTGACATCTTGCAATTTTACAGCATAAATGAGATTGTCGTTCATGTTGTTGTCAAGTGTGGCACCAGTTAGTGCAGATTTAAAAAC